GCCAGTTGGTATGCGGCTTACTGGCAACCCAGGGGGTCCAGGGCATCAGTGGGTCAAGCGACGCTATATTGACCCCGATCCGAAGGGCTACAAACTAATCCGGGAGGAGACGGAGGTTGAAGTCGACGGGCAGAAGCTGATGGTATCGCTTGATCGGGTGTTCATTCCGAGCAAGATTGCCGACAATGTCCTCTTGATGCGCAATGACCCGACGTACATCCTTCGGCTTCAGCAGTCTGGCAGTGCCGCACTGGTTCGGGCTTGGCTCCAAGGCGACTGGGACATCGTTGATGGCGCGTTCTTTGACGAATGGGACGAAGCGCTGCATGTGCTGCCGGCGAATGATTTTAAAGGTCTGATCAATCCGAATATGACGCTGTTCCGGTCTTTCGATTGGGGATCGGCCCGACCGTTTTCAGTTGGCTGGTATGCACTGCTTGACCGGCACTACATCTGCAAGGACCGCTACCTGCCCGAGGGCGCTCTGGTCAAGTACCAGGAATGGTACGGCGCCAGCGGTCCGAACAAGGGTCTCAAGATGACCTCCGAGGCAGTTGCTGACGGAATCAAGGTCCGTGATGGCGACCGCCGCGTCCGCTATGGTGTGGCCGATCCGGCAATCTTCATCCGCAACGGCGGGCCGAGCATCGGCGAAGCTATGGCTGTTCGCGGTATTTCTTGGCGCATGGCCGACAACAAACGTAAGCCAGGCTGGGAGCAAGTCCGGGGTCGGCTTGTCGGCACTGACGGCATACCACGGCTGTTTTTCTGCGACAGCTGTGAAGACACCATCCGCACACTACCAACTCTCCAACATGACGACACGGATGTCGAGGACCTTGACACCGACGCCGAGGATCACGCTGCGGACGAGCTTCGTTATGCCGTCATGTCCCGCCCGTGGAACATTCCGAGCGCTCAAGCATTAACTCGCTCCTTGTCCCAGCAAAATCCTGGCTATACGTTCAACGATGTTTTGGCGATGCAGACCAAGCGCCGCGTCCAGAGGGAACAGTGGTTATGAAAGATGATTTTGACATCGACGGCAAGGTCAGCAAAGCCGTTGCTCGGCGCGACGGGCTGCTTGATCCAAGTAAGCCGAGCAACTGGCTCCGGGAGCTTGAGTCTGCCCGCAAACGCGAGAAGAAGTGGCGCGCCAGTGCCAAGAAACTCGTGGAAATGTACGAGTGCACGGAGAAGGAGCGTGATCGCTTCAACATCCTGTACTCGAACACGGAGACACTTCTCCCGGCCGTCTACAACAACACTCCCCGGCCAGTGGTCGATCGCCGCTTTCGCGATGCCGATCCTATTGGCAAGGTGGCCGCGCAGGTCATCCAGCGGAGTCTGGAGTTTGCCCTGGACAACGACGTTAAGAGCTACCCGTCGTTTGATGAGCTTATGCAAAGTGCCGTACTCGACGCACTTGTCCCTGGGCGCGGTCTGACTCGGTTTAAGTACGATGCGACCTTCGTTGAGATTGAGCCGCCGCAGGGGCCGAAGGGAGATGCTGCGGCAGAAGAAACTAGTAGTGAAACCCCCGCGCAAGAAGCCGCCGAGCGCGTAGACTACGAAGCCGTTTGTGGGGAGAATGTTGCTTGGGATCGTGTGCTGTTTGGCTATGCCAAGACTTGGGACTGCGTTCCCTGGGAGGCGTTTGAGCACTTCCTGACTCGCGAGGAGGCTGTTAGTCAATTTGGTGAAAAGGCCGCTACGATTGAACTAACTATCGAAGGTAGTGAGGACAACCGCCAGACTTCCGACAACACAACCGAGAGCGCCAGCCGGCCGCAAGATGCCTCCGGCGCGAAGTTCATGCACCTTTGGGAGATCTGGGATCGGACTACGAAAAAGGTGTATTTCTACGCCCCGGCCGATCCAGATAACTATCTCAAGGTCGTCGATGATCCGCTGCAATTGACTGGCTTCTTCCCCAACCCGGCGCCGTTACAGCTCTTTGCCAAGATCTCCAGCATGGTTCCGGTGCCCTTGTACCGGGCTTATGAGTCCCAGGCGAAAGAGCTCAACCTGGTTGATACCAGGATTAGCAAGCTGATCGAGATGCTCAAAGTCCGTGGGTTCTACGACGGGACGCTGGAAGGCATCAAGGACGTACTGACGGCCAGCGATGGCGACCTGATCCCGGCTCCGAACGTTGCTGCCTTACAGCAGGGCATGTCGCTGGAGAAGAGTATTTTTCTGATGCCGCTGCAAGAAGTCGTTGTGGTGCTTCAGAATCTCTACAATCAGCGGGAGCAGATCAAGACAGTTATCTACGAAATCACTGGGATTAGTGATATCCTTCGTGGTGCTAGTGTCGCCAGCGAGACTGCGACCGCGCAGAATATCAAGAACCAGTGGGGGACCCTGCGGCTCAAGCGGATGCAAAAGCGCGTGATGACCTACGTGCGGGATTGCTTACGCCTTCAGGCAGAAATCATCTGCACCAAGATGGGCTACGAAACTCTCCAGGGCATGACCGGGCTTCGATTCCCAACTGAGCAGGAGAAGATCCAAGCCCAGCAGATCATGCAAGCGCAGCAAGCTCAGGCGCAGGCCCAACCACCACAACCGGGCCAGCCACCACAGGAACCCCAAGTCCCGCCCGAGGTCCAGCAGGCTCTTGCCTTGCCGTCTTGGGAGGAGATCATGAAGATCCTCTCCAACGACGTCTTGCGTAGCTACAAGATCGACGTGGAAACCAATTCCACCGTGGACACGGAAGCTACCGAGGACAAGGCAAACATCTCGGAATTTCTTAACGCCATCGCGCAGTTCCTCAACGGTGTGGCTCCGATGGTCGAGCAAGGCATCCTGCCGTTTGATGCGGCGAAGTCAATCCTACTGGCCGTCACGCGTAAGTACCGCTTCGGTGTCGAGGTCGAGGATCAGATTGACGCGATGAAGGCCCCGGACCCGGCGGCCAAGGAAGACCCTGGCGCAGCCGCTGCCAAACAGAAGGCTGAACTCGACGTCCAGCTTGCCCAGATGAACATGCAGCATCAGCAAGCTATGCAGCAGCAGGAAAGTCAGCTTGCCCAGCAGACAGCGGCGATGGATGCCCAGAAGCTGCAACTCGACATGGAAATGCGGCAGGCCGAACATCAGATGAAGATGCAGGAACTTGCTCGCAAGGCCGAGGTCGGCAACTCACAACATGCGATGAAGATGGCAGAGATCGAAGCCAAAGCAGCTCAGGCGGCTGCAACAAGGGGGATGTCTGATGCCGCTGTATAGTTACAAGTGCCCAGAGCATGGGCTGTTTTCTGAGATTGTCCCGATGGCCGATAGTGGCTTGGCGCAGCCTTGCGGGGCTTGCGGTACCTTGTCCCCGCGCCAACTGTCACGGCCACGGATCATCAGTGACTACGAAGGCTACAACTGCCCAGTAACCGATCGTTGGATCGAAGGTCGCGCCGCTCACGAGGAAAATCTCAAGGTCACTGGCAGCCGGATCTTGGAGCCGGGCGAACGCGAGGCGAACACCGCGCGACGGCTCCGCGAGCAGGAAGCCTTTGAAGACCGTGTGGCCGACACTGCCGAGCAGGTGTTTGAGTCCCTGCCAAGTGAAAAGCGCGAGCGTATCAGCGCGGAACTCAGCGCTGGCCTTGACATATCCTACGACCGTTCCACCGCAACCCCTGGAGTATAGAAGATGTCTGATATTGAAGAAGAAGTTCCGGTCGTAGAGGCTGAGGGTACTTCCAACGATAGCGGTGAGTCCGCCGCCACCCCGGAAGCCCTTGCCAGCATTGCCGAAAGTCTCGGCTTGGGTTCCGAACAGGAGAAGTCCGCCGACGACAACAAGGAGGCTGCCAGTGCCGTTAAAGAACCACCAACGGCTCCGGTTGAAAAAAGTCCCGAGGAAGAGGCTCCGAAGACTTGGCGCAAGGAAGCCGCAGCAGAATGGGCAGCGGTGCCCAAGTCCGTGCGCGAGGAGATCCTGAAGCGCGAAGCAGACATGTTCAAGGGGATCGAAAACTACAAGGCCGACGCGGCTATTGGCACCGGGCTGAAGACGATTGTCCAGCCTTATTTGGCGCAAATCCGTGAAGCCAATGCCGATCCCATGCAGATCATCAGCGGACTGCTTGAGTCGCACTCAAAACTCCTGACGCTTCCAATTGACCAGCGCCAGGCCTTGTTTGAACGGCTGGCGGAAAGCTATGGTGTTCAGGTCACTGCCAAGCGTCCGGAAGACGCGCCCTATGCTGATCCTGAAATCACCGGCTTGCGCACCACCGTCGAGGGTCTCCAGAGGGACCTCCAAGCCCGCCGCGACCAGGAGATTGCCGACATCCACGCAAGGAACAAAAAAGAGATTGACGAATTCGCGTCAAAACCGGAGAACATATACTTCAATGAGGTCGCGGGTGATGTAGCCCGCCTTCTCAAAGCCGGAATAGCCGGATCGCTGTCGGATGCCTATGAACAAGCAGTACGCCTAAACCCTGTGACCTATGCAAAGGAAGTGGCGCGCGCAACGGCGGCTGCAACTGAGCAGGCAAGAAAGGACGCAGCGGAGCGGGCAAGGAAAGCTAGAACGGCAACCGGGGCGAACCTGAGTACAAGACCTAACAATGGTGCCGGAACGGGTCCCGCAAAGTCTTGGCAGGAAGGAGTCGATGAAGCCTACACGGCCATAATGGCCCGAGGCTAGTGTCTGTCAAAACATAACCCAGGAGACCTGTTATGCCTTCACCTAATGCTGTATTCACCGAATTGGTCTCGACGACCTTTCGGAACCATTCCAAGGAAATTACCAACAACGTCAGTCGTCACACGGCCTTGCTCAACCGCATGAAGAAGCGCGGCAACATCAAGACCGAGTCCGGCGGCTTGACCATCACCAAGCCCCTCGACTACGCTGAAAACGCGACCTATCAGCGTTACTCGGGCTTTGACGTCCTCAACGTCGGTCAGTCCGATGTGATCTCGGCGGCAGAGTTTCAGTGGCGTCAGATCGCCGTCAACGTGATTGCCAGCGGTCGCGAACTTCGCATCAACTCGGGCAGCAACAAGATTGTTGACTTGGTCAAGTCCCGCACAAAGAATGCAATGCGGACGTTCAACAACAACTTTTCGACGGATATCTATTCCGACGGAAGCTTGTCCAACCAGATCAACGGTCTACAAGCCCTGGTCTCTGACCTCGGCACTGGCACTGTCGGCGGGATCAATTCGACGACATTCCCCTTCTGGCGCAGCAAACTCCAGTCGGCGGCGGCTCCAATCCAAGGTGGCGGTGCCATC